ACATTTGGTATAAATCAAAAAGCAAAGCAATGGAGTCTTACATTTAATGTTGACAATGAAGATGCAGGAGAAATTGAAACATTTTTAGAAGCAAGAAAAGTTGATGGGGCATCTTTTGATTGGTCTCCTCCTGATTCATCTACTACTTTTAAATGGGTATGTCCTTCTTTTACTAAAGAAGTATTTAGTTTTGATAGAAATAGAATTAATGCAACATTTACACAAGTATTTGAACCTTAATGGCAAATCCTGTATCTGAAACCCAATCCATAAATCCTGGTTCAGTTATTGAACTATTTGAGCTAACAACAGATGCAGCTTTACATGGATCTGCTACTACGTACAGATTTCACGATGGAACAAATCCAATACCTTATGGAAGTGGTAGTTCTCACGGAAATATTATTTGGAACGGAAATAATTATATTGCAGTACCTTTGGAAGCTGATGGATTTAAATATGCCAATGGTCAACTACCTAGACCTACACTTACCATTAGTAATGTTACAAACTTAATTACCGCTATTTTATTAAACGTAAATGTTGTAACCCCTGGAAATGATTTAACTGGTGCTGTTGTAACTAGAGTTAGAACATTAGCAAGATTTTTAGATGCTGTTAATTTTACAGGAGGAACAAATCCTTACGGAACTCCAGATCCTACAGCAGAATACGCAAAAGAAATTTATAAAATTGATAGAAAATCAGCAGAAAACAGAGCAGTAGTACAGTTTGAATTAGCTGCTGCTTTTGATCTTGCCAATATTCGTATTCCTTTAAGAGTTTGTACTAAAGCACTATTTCCTTCTATTGGTACGTTTATGCCATGAGTGAGTGGAAAGAAGCTGCTCTCAGTCATGCAAAGGTTGAAGATCCTAAAGAATGTTGTGGTTTATTGTTAAACATCAAAGGAAAAGAAAGATATTATCCTTGTCGTAATTTATCTATGACAAATTATCAATGTTTTATTCTTGATCCAGAAGATTATGTAAAAGCTGATAATACAGGAGAAATTACAGGTATCGTTCATAGTCATCCAATTACACCCCCAATTCCTAGTCAGGCAGACTTAGTTAGTTGCGAAAGTTCTAATTTACCTTGGTATATTGTTAATCCTAAAACAGAGCAATGGGGATATTGCGAACCAAAAGGTTATAAAGCTCCGATTATTGGTAGAGAATGGGTTTGGGGTGTTACAGATTGCTGGTCATTAGTAAGAGATTGGTATAAAGAAGAAAAAGATATTGAACTCAGGGATTGGCAAAGACCTACAACACCAGAAGAATTTATAAGAAATCCTATGTTTGAAAAATGTGCTGAAGCTACTGGTTTTAGAGAATTAGAACCAAATGAGAAACTTGAGAATGGTGATTTATTATTTATGTCAATAATGGATGCTGGTTTAAATCATGTAGCTATTTTTATAGATGGAGATGTCTTACATCATTTATCTAGTAGACTTAGTTGTAAAGAACCATACTCACCTTGGTTACTAAAATGCACAGGCAAGAGGTTGCGTTATGTTGCGTAAATTAAAACTATATGGAGAGTTGGCTACATTTATCGGCCATAAAGAATTTGAAATACAGGTACATAACTTACCTCAAGCTGTTAGTTTTTTAATAAATAACTTCCCAGAAGTTGAAAAGTATATGAGTCCTAAATATTATCAGGTAAAAATTGGTAATTATGAAATAAACCAAGATGAAATTAACGATCCAATAGGTCAACAAGATATTCATATAATTCCTGTTATTAGTGGTGCTGGTGGAGATACTTTTAATACTATTTTATTTGGAGCAGCACTTATTGGAGCATCATTCTTTTTCCCAGGTGCAGGATTATTTGGAGGAGGATCGGTAGCAGCACAAGCAGCAGCAGCAGCTTCTCCAGGGTTAGCTTTAGTAGGAACAGGTTTAAGTGCGATTGGTGCTGGTTTAGTATTGCAAGGTGTTGGTAATATGCTTTACCCAACTGAAGATCCTACCTTTGAAGATAATCCACAAATATCATTTAACTTTTCTGGAACGCAAAACACAGCAAGGGCTGGTACTCCAGTTCCTATTGTTTATGGTGAAATATTTACAGGTTCAGTTGTTATTAGTGGTGATGTAGATACAGAAGCGGTACAAGCATGATTGAAGATAATAAACATATAGCTGGATCTGGCGGTGGTGGTGGTAAAGGTGGCGGTGGTGATCCACCAACTATCACACCCGATAATTTACATAGTAAACAATTTGCGACCTTACTTGATCTTATTTCTGAAGGTGAAATAGAAGGTTTTTCTAGTCCTTCAAAAGAAGGTAGAACTAAAGGTACTACTGCATATAAAAATGCTGCAAAAAAAGACATTTTCTTAGACGATACTCCTATTTTATCCTCTAATGCTGATTCAACCGATCCACAAAGTGTTGACTTCAATCATCAAAATGTAGACCTTGATATTCGTTTTGGTACAGATCCCCAAGCAAAAATGTCTAAAGTTTCGGGAAGTGCTTCGCTTTTTAATGTAGGAGTTAAAGTTGAAAATGGTTCTCCAATAACAAGACAACTTACTAATAATTCTGATTTAGATGCTGTAAAAGTTACTGTTACTGTGCCTATTTTGCAAGTAATTGAAGATGATGGAGATGTTATAGGTTCTCAAGTTAATTTTGATATACAACTTCAATATAATGGAGGTGGTTTTACCACTGTTCATTCGGATACTATTAGAGGTAGAACAGCAGATGCTTATAACAGAGAATATAGAATTGAGCTTACTGGTGCTCATCCCGTAGATGTTCGTTTAGTAAAAACATCAGCAAATAGCACAGATAGAATACAAAGAGATTTAATTTGGCAATCTTTTTCAGAGTTAGAAGATGATGCAAGTACATATCCGAATAGTGCTTATACAAGATTACGTTTAGATTCAGAATTTTTTAGCAGGATTCCAGGTAGAAAATTTAGAGTTAGAGGAGTAAAAGTAAGAATCCCAGGTGCAGGAGCTAGTGGATCGGGTACTCCAACTGTAGATTTGCAAACTGGAAGAGTAGTTTATCCAACTGGATATATTTTTAATGGAGTAATGGGTGCTGCCCAATGGACAACTTGCCCTGCTTTAATACTTCTCGATCTACTTACCAACACAAGATATGGATTGGGTAATCATATTATTGATAGTAATTTAGATTTATTTTCATTTGTAACTGCTAGTAAATTCTCTAATACTCTTGTTGATGATGGATTTGGTGGACAGGAAGCTAGATTTGCTTGCAACATAAACATTCAAACAAGTGTTGAAGCATTTACTGTTATAAACACTTTGTCAGGAATAATGAGATGTATGCCTATTTGGTCTGAAGGGGCATTACTTCTTACTCAAGACAGTCCAAAAGATCCTAGTTATTTATTTACTTTAGCCAATGTCAGTGCAGAAGGATTTAGCTATACAGGAAGCAGTTTAAAAACTAGAAGTACAGTAGTTGCAGTTTCCTACTTTAATATGGAAACTAGAGATTTAGATTATGAAGAGGTAGAAGCAGAAGCAGCTTATAGAAGTAAATATGGATTGCACGTTAAAAGAGTAAAGGCATTAGGTTGCACAAGTAGAGGTCAGGCCAGAAGGTTTGCAAAAGCTATATTATTTGTAGAACAAAGAGAAACTGAAGCTGTAAACTTCTCTGTTTCAATGGAATCAGGATGTGTTGTAAGACCTGGAGCGATCATTAGTATTTCCGATCCAGCGAGATCAGGGATAAGAAGGGCAGGAAGAATTAATACAGCTACAACTACTCAAATAACAGTAGACGATTCTAGTGATACTGATTTGTCAGATCAAAATAATCCTAAATTAAGTGTAATAATGCCCAATGGAACTGTAGAAATTAAAAATGTAACTAACATAACAGGGAAAGTGATTACGATTGATTCTTCTAGTCCATTTAGTGCTACCCCAAATGTTAATAGTATTTGGATGTTAGAAAATGATACTGTTTCTGCTCAGTCATTCAGATTTATGTCTGTTGAAGAACGAGATGGGATTAGTTATGGAATATCAGCATTAGCTTATGTAAATGAAAAATACGCATTTATTGAAGATGGTGAAACAATTACACCACAGCAAATATCAACTTTAAATTTATTAAAGCCACCTCCTAGTGGATTATCAGCAGATGAAGTAATCGTATTAATAAATAATCAACCTGTATCTAAATTAATTGTTAGATGGCAACCTGTAACTGGTGTTTCCAATTACATGGTTAACTATAGATTTGGTGATAATAATATTGTTTCAGCTACAACTGGTAGTCCTGATTTTGAAATCTTTAATACAAAAGTAGGATCTTATGAAGTATCTGTTTTTAGTGTAAATGCTGCGTTAGAAGCTAGTGCTACATCTGCAACCGATACCTTTAATACTGTTGGTAAAACTGCTGTTCCAGGAGATGTAACAGGAGTATCTGCTGAACAAATACCTGGAGATAATGGATCAATAAGATTAAGGTGGAATAAATCTACTGATTTAGATGTTACACATGGTGGATTTGTCTACATTAGACACGACAGTTCCAGAACCGATGGAACAGGTACTTTTGAAAACGCTGTAGATTTAATAGAAGCTGTACCTGGAAACTCAACTTTTGCAATAGTTCCTGCAATTACTGGAGAATACATCCTTAAGTTTCAAGATGATGGTGGGAGATTTAGTACAGGAGAAGGTAGTGTTGTAGTCCAACTTGCTGATACTTCAAACAATTTATTAGTTCAGACAAGAAGAGAAGATCAAGATGTTCCTAAGTTTCAAGGTGTAAAGGTAAATACTGCTGTAGATGAAGCTACAGATGCTCTTAACTTGGCTGGTGTTGGTTTATTTGATGATATTGGTGGCAGTATTGCAGGAACATTTGATGACGTTGGTTCGTTAGATGATATAGGAGGAATTGCACCTTCTGGAACTTATGACTTTAAAGATACTTTAGATTTGGGTGCTATATTCAGTCTTGATTTAGTAAGACACTTTAAAACAGAAGGTTTTTTCCCATCAGATTTATTTGATTCAAGAAATCCTGCATTTCCTACTACTGGTAATTTTGATGGAACAGAGGCTAATGATGTAGATGCTCAGTTGTTTGTACGAAGAACACAGGATGATCCTACTTCTGGTTCTCCTACTTATACATCTTTTGAACCTTTTTCAAGCGGTACGTTTAAAGCAAGAGGTTTTCAATTTAGAACAGTTCTTACAAGTGCCGACCCAGAGCAAGATATTAGAGTATTTGAATTAGGATACACTGCAAAAATACAGGCAAGACAGGAGATAAAAACAAATATTACTCAAAGTGCAGCAGCTACAGCATATACTTTTGACAATACATTTTTCACTGGAACGGCTGCTTTATTAGGAGCCAATAGTAATTTACCTTCAGTAAATATAACGGCACAAAATTTAGCTTCTGGAGATTATTTTGTAATAACAAATCTTTCTGGAACGGGATTTACAATAGATTTCAAGAATAGTTCCAATGCTTCGATTGGTAAGAATTTCTCATATACGGCTGTCGGTTTTGGAAAAGGATAGTACAATAAAATCAATGTTACTTTTTAAAAATGGCTAGACCAGGAACTACCACTAGCGTAACGGGTAATAATTACAATACCGATAACGGAACGGGTGCTGCGGTTCGTGCAAAAATTAATGAAATATTTACAGCATTAAGAACATTAAGCTCTGGAAGTAGCGACCCATCAGGTGCAGCAAATATAGCTCAATATCAACCTCATATAAATACTTCTACAAACGAATTAAAAATAGCAACATCAGTTTCGGGTGATACTGCTAGTTACACTATTTTAGGAAAAATAAATGTAGCAAACTTTGGTCATGCTGATTTAGCCACCGCAAATACATTTACTGCGAGACAGACATTCAATGTAAATTCATCAATTACATTACCTGTAGGAAATACAGCAGCAAGAGATGGGAGCCCTGGTGTTGGAATGTTCAGATATAATAACGAATTAAATCAATTTGAAGGATATGCAAGTACAGGTTGGGGTTCCATCGGTGGAGGTGCTGGAGCTACTGGAGGAGGTACTGATGAGGTGTTTTTGGAGACAGGCCAGACAGTAACGACAACTTATTCTTTAAGTGCTGGTAAAAATGCGGTTACAGTATCGCCTACAATAAATAATAATGTTGAAGTAACTGTGCCAGATGGTGCAACTCTTGTTATTCTTTAATTATGAGCTTAGAACTATCAGGAACAACACCAGCGATCAAAGGAGTAGCTGGATCTGTGTCTGCACCAGCTATTACTGGTGATGATGCTGATACAGGTGTAAGTTTCCCTTCTGCTAATACCATCAAGTTTTCAACTGGTGGTGTTGAAAGAATGTCGATTACAGATAGTGGTGTAACTGGAACGGGAATTGGTGCTGGTAAAATTCTTCAAGTTGTACAGAAAAAATTAGCTGCTTCATATGAAACAACATCAACAAGTTATGTTGAAGTAACAGGATTGTCACAAGCTTTAACGCTTTCAAATGCTAGTAACAAAGTATTAATTAAAGTTAATTTACATACAGTAGTTTTCGGAGCAAGTAATATGAGATCAAGGTCACAACTAAGGTTTGGAGACTTTGCTTCTGCTGACGGATTATCTACACATTTATGTGGTGTTTACAATGTAACTGGTGCTTCTGGAACTGAATATGCTTATGTTCCTCATACTCACCAAGTTTTGCATACACCTGGTACTGCAACTCCTACATATAGATTAGGTGTAAGATGCCTGGAAAGCGGTCAAACTGTAAGACTTTATCAGGAAAATAATGTAGACGGTGTGGAATCAAGTATAGTTTTTATGGAGATAGCAGCATGATATACAACAACCCTAATGCTTTGGCTAGTCTTAAACCAAAGACAGAATGGACTTGGACAGGTACAGAATATTCTGGCTTAAATTGGCTGGACAGTTCTACAAAACCAACTGAATCTGAAATAGATGCGGAGGTTACAAGGCTAACTAATGCAGAACCAATGAGATTATTAAGAGTTGAAAGAGATAGATTATTAGCAACTACAGATTGGAGAGCTAGTTCTGATTTAACACTTGCGGATGCTTGGAAAACATATCGTCAAAGTTTGCGTGATTTACCAGCTAGTAGCACCCCAACTCTTGATTCTGATGGTAATTTAGATATGAGTTCTGTTACTTTTCCTACTGAACCTAGTTAATTATGAGCAAAATATCACTCAAACACTCAGGCGGTAATGTTGTTTCACTCAACGCTCCAACCAACGCTCCAGGTGCAGCAGATGTAGCTTTTAAACTACCAAATGCCGACGGGTCAGATGGTCAGGCTATAGTTACAGATGGATCGGGTAATTTAAGTTTTGCCAATGCTGGAGGTAGTAGAGCACACAATTTAATAATCAACGGAGCAATGACAATAAGTCAACGTGGTACGTCATCTACATCTTCTGGGTATCAAACTGTTGATAGATTTTATCATGATGGTGCAGGATGGGATGAAGCCATGACTCAAGCACAAGTTGATGTAGCAAGTGGAACTACACCATATACATTAGGTTTTAGAAAAGCATTTAAACTAACAAACGGTAATCAATCAAGTGGTGCTGATGCTAATGATTATGTATCGATAATAACAAGACTAGAAGCACAGGATATTGCAAATTCTGGTTGGAATTATACATCTACATCAAGTTATATAACCTTATCTTTTTGGGTAAAATCAAGTGTTGCACAAAATTTTTATGGATATTTAAGATCATATGACGGAACAAGCTACGTTTATCCTTTTGAAACAGGTTCTTTAACGGCTAATACTTGGACAAAGATTACAAAAACAATTGCTGGAAATAGTAATTTACAATTTGATAATGATAATAATTTAGGACTTGAGATAGATTTTATACCATTTTATGGAACTACTTACACAAGCTCTAGTACATCATTAAATGCGTGGCAAACTGGTGTTTTTACACCAGATAATACTTCTACTTGGTACACAACAAATGATGCGACATTTGAAATTACAGGAGTTCAATTAGAAGTAGGAGATACAGCTAGTGATTTTCCATTTGAATCACCTAGCGAAACTTTACGCAAATGTAAAAGATATTGTCATGTTATATCACAAGATGGCTACTCTCTTCTTGGTATTGGTCTTCAGTATTACTCAGGCACAATATTTATAGATGGTGGTCCAATTGATATGCGAACTACTCCGACAATGGTAGCTAAAGCAGGTGTGTCTGGAGCATACAATTACGAGAAACTATTTGGAAACACTGTTGGGTATATTAATCAAATAGCACTTGATGGCAAAACCAAAGAAAAACACGTAGTATTTAGTATGAGTGGCGATAGCAGTAAAGGTGGAGAAGCAGTTAGATGTTCGGTTCACGCTTTTTCATTAAGTAATAATGAACCTTTTGTTTACTTAACAGCGGAGCTTTAAATTATGGCATACCCCACAGATCCAAAATATAAATTAATAAAATCACCTACTGACGATACTAAAACTGATAGTATTGAAACTATGAATGGCGATTATAGAGTTGTTTTTCTTTTAGTAGATGGCAATAAAGAGTATGAAGAATATAAAAAGTGGGTAGCAGAGGGAAACACAGCCGAAGCTGCTGATTAATTAACCTTATCTTGCATCTGCCTTGTCATTATCCCCATAGTGACGTAGAGAGGTGCTAATGCACAGATTCCAGCGAAGGTTA